TAGATATAAATATTTAAAAATGTATTGATTAATAATGGCAGTCTATGTATCAAATATCACGATTGAGCAAGGGTTTGACTTTGATACTTCCTTTCAATTAGAGGATACTCGCTCCAACGAGTTCTTAAATTTGGCTGGAGCAGCAACAACAGCGATGATTAGAAAACATTCATCAGCTAAAAATAAAGTTTCCTTTGCCACCACTGTTGCTGATGCCGAAACAGGCATAATTTCTATATCATTAACTGCTGCCAACACAGTATCATTAAAACCTGGAAGATACGTATATGATGTAAAAATAATAACTTCTGGCGGTCAGGAATATAAAGCCATAGAAGGAACAGCACTCGTCAGATCTGGAGTAACAAGGTAATGACAACTATCAATGATCGAATTGGTTCACAAAATGTAATTAGGGTATTATCTAATGCTTCGGCACCTCCGACTAGATTAGCGAACTTAAGTGATGTTAATTCGACAAGAAAAACTGAAGATGGTTTAGTATTAGTATGGGATTTGGCAGGTGAAAAATTTGTTTTAACTGATACGATTGATGCTGCTACTATTATTCAAACTGGTATCACATCATTTTCCAATGTAACAAACTCTACAAGTCCGACAACAGGAGCATTGAAGATTGCTGGTGGTGTTGGAATAGAAAAGAATTTAAATATAGCAGCAAATCTACAAGTTACTGGTTTATCCACATTTGTGGGAGTCGTAACTACGTCTAATGATTTGTATGTTGGTGGTGATTTATATGTAAAGGATGATATTGTATATGATGAAGTAAATGGAAGACAAATTAATATATCAGGTATTGGTACTTTTGGTTCTATTAATATAGGGGCGATTGAAATTGTAAGTTCATCTCGCGAATTAAAAAATGTTACTTCCTTTGATAACACTACAACATCAACAGTTCAAAATGTAATTTTTTCAGGTGGAACTCCTAATACTTTTGATAGTTTAAATATAACAGGAATAGCAACCTTTTTAAGTCAAACAAATATTAACACTCTAAGTGTAACTGGAGTCACTACAACCGCTGGATTGCTAGATATAAATGCAGGTGGTCAGGCAAATACCTTCAAAGTAGAAGATTTGACAGCTGGTCGCATTGTTCTTGCTGGAACTGGAGGAGAGTTAGAAGACAGTAGTAACTTAACATTTAATGGAAGTTTACTCACTGTTACAGGAGCACTTACTGCAACTGGAACACTAACTGCTGGATTGATTGATGGAGGCTCGTATTAATGGCAAAACCAACCACTAGACAGGAACTAGTTGACTATTGTTTAAGACAACTAGGTGCACCTGTTTTAGAGATAAATGTAGATGATGATCAAATTGACGATTTAGTTGATGATGCTATTCAGTATTTCAATGAAAGACACTTTGATGGTGTTGAGAGAATGTATTTGAAATACAAAATAACTGAAGACGATATTAATAGAGCAAGTGGAAGTGGGACAGATGGTGTTGGAATAGTCACAACAACAGGAACTGCAAATGTAAGTGGAATTGGAACAATCACTTCTAATTTTTATGAAAATTCTAATTTTATTCAAGTTCCAGATTCTGTTGTAGGAATCGAAAGAATATTCAAATTTGATACAAGTTCAATATCTGGTGGTATGTTTAGTATCAAGTATCAGTTATTTTTGAATGACTTGTATTATTTCAACTCAGTTGAACTTATGCAATATGCGATGACTAAAAGATATTTGGAGGATATTGATTTTTTATTAACCACAGATAAACAAATAAGATTTAATAAAAGACAAAATAGATTATATTTAGATATTGATTGGAAATCTCAGGAAAAAGATACATTTATAGTCATTGATTGTTTTAGAGCATTAGATCCTGCAGATTTTTCAAAAGTTTTTAATGATAGTTTTATAAAAAGATACTTGACACTTCTAATTAAAAGACAGTGGGGATTAAATATGATGAAATTTAGTGGAACTCGATTACCAGGAGGAATCGAATTAAATGGTAGGCAATATTATGAAGATGCTGAAAGAGAATTGGCAGATATAAAACAAAGAATGTCTCTCGAATACGAGTTGCCACCTCTCGATTTTATAGGATAGTGACACATGGCATTAAATCCGTTTTTTCTACAAGGATCTAAAACTGAACAATTTTTACTACAAGATGTAATTAATGAGCAGTTAAAAATTTATGGTATAGATGTCTTCTACTTACCTAGAAAAATTTTTAAGACTGATAATATTATTCGAGAAGTTCAATCATCAAAATTTGATGATTCTTTTATTCTTGAAGCATATTTAAATAATTATGAGGGTTATAATCCAAACAGTGATTTAATGACTAAGTTTGGATTAAGATTAACAAATGAAGTAAGTTTAACAATATCAAGAGAGAGATTTGAAGAATTTATAACACCATTTCTAGAAGGTATTACATCAGGTATTAAAGAGGGTCTCATAACAGATTATACCTTTGAAGATTTAGTCAATCGACCAAAAGAAGGAGACTTAATATACTTCCCTCTTGGAGAGAGATTATTTGAAATTAAAAGAGTTGAATCTGAGAAACCATTTTATCAGTTGGGAAAAAATTATGTTTATGAATTAAATTGTGAATTATATGAATATGAGAACGAACTTATCGATACTTCAATTGAGGAGGTTGATAATACTGTTGAAGATGAAGGATATATTACAACTGTTAATTTAGTTGGAACTGCACTTACAGCATCAGGAACTGCTGTAGTAGGTGGCACTGGGATGCTTGGGTTTATATCATTAATAAATGATGGTTTTGGATATAAAACTGCACCATCAGTTGAGATATCACCACCAGCATCTGGATCAAGAGCAACAGCAGTTGCTATCACAACATCTTCTGGTGGAGTTAAATCTCTAAAAGAAATAAGAATCCTAAATCCTGGTTCTGGATATGATGCAGATAATCCACCATTAGTCATTTTAAATGGTGGTGGTGGTGCAGGTGCAGCAGTTACATTTGGAATTGTTGATAGTGGTATTTCAACAATAAGCAATCTTGTTAGAGGTAAGGGGTACTATGTAGCACCTACAATTACATTTACAGGATCAACTAGTATTGGCGGTACAACTGCAATTGCAACAGCTGTTATTAACGATGATGGTTCAATAGATAATGTTCAATTTAATAATGTTGGTTCTGGATATACAGTTGCTCCAACAATAGCATTTTCTGGTATTTCTACAACTGGAATTGGAACTTATATCTATAATGAGATTATCACAGGATCATTATCAGGAACTACTGCAAGAGTTAGAAACTTCAAGAAACGTGTTGATATAGATGCTGTTAATCCACCTATTGAACTTAATGTATCTCTAAATAGTGGAAGATTTAGTGCTGGAGAAGTAATAGTAGGATCTATCTCATCGGCTAGATATGTTGTAGAATCTTATAGTGATGATAAGTTTGATGAAACTTTTGACTCAAATAAAGAAATAGAATTTGAATCAGATTCTCTACTTGACTTTAGCGAAGGAAACCCATTTGGAGATTATTAATGTTAGGCACTTATTATTATCATGAAATTGTTCGTAAAACGATTATCGGTTTTGGTACGCTATTTAATGATATTTTTATTAAACATGAAAACATTGATGATAGTACTCTTAATGAAACAAAAGTAGGTCTTGCATATGGACCACAGCAAAAGTTCTTTGCGAAAATTAGAGAACAAGCAAATTTAACAAAAGCAGTTGCTATAACATTACCTAGAATGTCATTTGAAATGACATCGATTCAATATGATGCGACTCGTAAATCTGGTATTACTCAAACATTTAAGGCATCTGATGGCACGAACTTGAAAAAGGTTTTCATGCCTGTTCCATACAATATTGGATTTGAACTTAGTATATTTTCAAAATTAAATGATGATGCTCTACAAATCATCGAACAGATATTACCATTCTTTCAACCATCTTTTAATATTACAATTAATTTAGTAAGTTCAATTGGAGAGAAAAGAGACGTTCCAATTGTTTTAGATAATATTTCATTTCGAGATGAATATGAGGGAGATTTTACAACAAGATCTGCATTAATATATACATTGCAATTTACAGCAAAAACATATCTATTTGGTCCTGTTTCAGATACTAGTGATGGATTAATCAAAAAAGTTCAAGTGGATTATGCAGCAGATACTGCAGCATCAGCAAGAAGACAGATGCGTTATGTTGCCACACCAAAAGCACTTAAAGATTATAATGACGATCAAACTACAACAATTACAGAAGATTTAACAACTACTGAAACCAGAATAAGTATAACAAGTTCTGCTTCTCTAAGTGTTAATGATCGAATTGTAATTGATAGTGAAATCATGAGAATATCACAGATAGTAGATTCTACTACTATTATTGTAAAGAGAGGATTTGATAGTTCAATTCCAGCATTACATACATCAACATCAACTATAAACCTTCTAACAACTGCTGATGATGCAGCAATTGTTCCAGGTGATGACTTTGGATTTAATGAATTTGAATCATTCTTTGATGATGGCAAATCATATAGTCCTACAAAACAAAGTGATATCTAATGAATACTATGTCAAGTTACGATCCTATTGATGAAGCATTGAATACTCATACTGAAGTTGAAGCAATTGTACCTTCAAAGAAAGAGATTCAATTACAAAAGAAAAAGAAACAATCTGGAGATATTGAGAAAGATTATAACTATACTCGTGCCAATTTATATTCATTAATCGAGAAGGGACAAGAAACTCTAAATGGTATTATGGAACTAGCAGGAGAGAGTGCGAGTCCAAGGGCATATGAGGTTGCAGGGCAAATAATTAAATCAGTAGCAGACACAACAGACAAGTTGTTAGATCTGCAAAAGAAAGTAAAAGACGTAGATGAGGATAAGAAACAAACAACAAATACAGTAACAAACAATGCTTTATTTGTTGGGTCAACGTCAGACCTGTCAAAAATGATAAAGAAACAATTTCTAAATAATAAAGATAACACCAA